TTATTTATAAGTTTCAATTAAACGTCCAAAAAACTGTGTTAAGTAAATAACTAAAAATAATATCATAGTATGTGGGATTAAATAGCCCAAAAGAGATTCATCTCTTAATTCAGAAATATTATAATCAACAAGAGAAATTAAAAATAAACTCCATCCAACGATCCAATACAAATTTTTATAGTATTTTAAACTATCTGAAAATGCGAACGGTATTAAAAAACTTATAACAATTAAAAATTTCATTATTAATAAACCAATTAATGCAAAAAACGGATTTTGAGAATCGTCTTCAGTATCTTCTGCTTTTTTTGAAATATACATACCATATGCTTCCGATATACTATCTGCAATAGCTAAAGAAATAATACTAATAATTAAATAGTTTTTTGAAATTTTTGTTTGAACTAAACCAGTAATTAAACCAACAGTAGTTATTATACCGGAATTTGCCCCAAAAAACATACCTTGTCTCAATGACGAATTCATAATATATATTTTATATATTATAAATAAGTAATAATATCAGAATCATGTAATAAATTTTGCTACATACTTCTTCATTTTTCAAATTTTATTTGAATATTACTTGTTTAAAATGTTATATTTATTTTTTTTAAAGTTTATTTTTTTTTTAGTCTATTTTTTTAGTTATTTATTCCTGTTCGCGTCACGAACCTCCTTTCATTCGTCTTCTTCTTCTTCTCCTACGCTTACGTTTTCTTTTTGGTGCCTTTTTGGTGTATTTTCGCTTGGGTCGTCTTGAACGCGTTCTTCGTTTTCTTGTTTTTGCCATTATAATATATAGATTGATTATTTCTTTTTATAAATTAATAAATATTGGTGAACTTTAACAGTATATCCTAATCTTTTTGTTTGGGGTAACATTATTTTAATAGGTGATATTTTTTTATATGAGAGAATAATTTTATCAAATGGTATCATACCACAACGTTCTAAAATTTTTTCAGTTTGATAAGTAAAATCATAAAATTTATGATTTTTCCTCCAATCACCTACCATAATACAATATTTTGCACCGGGTAAAGCTTTTTTTACAACACGTTTCCACAATATTTCATATTCTTTTAAAAAAGTATTCCAATCTTTTATTCTATCTAAACCATCTTTATTATTATATTTTTCTAAATTCCAATAAGGAGGACAGGTAAGTAATCCGTCATGTTCTGGTATTTCGTCTATTAAACTATTTGCTAAAAAATTATAAACATTATATTTTTCTTTTGCATTTTGAATTGCTTTTTCTGAGATATCGTAGCCAATATATGTTTTATTTGATTTTTTTATAGCATTGTGGCGTTCCCCCCAACCAGCAAACGGGTCAAATATAATAGATGTATCTCGTAAATGATATTCTGCGCACCATTCTGCTACATCTAAAGGAAATGGACTATATGTGGCTCGACTTGATTTTTTTTCATGATGTTGTTTGCCTCTAATACCATTTTTTCCAATGGGTTTAACATCGTATACTGATACTGGAATATATTTATAACTTATATCATTTATTTTTGAATTATTTTCATCAGTGTTATTCATTATTTATTAAAAATTATTAATTTATGTTTAAATTTATAATTTTCTAAAGATTTCTAAAGTATTTACATCATTCTTGGGAATCCAACGAGATTGGCTCCAATACCGAAACCAGCGCCAGACCTAGCAGATACTGCCATTGAAGGAACATATGTATCAAGAATAGAGAATGTAGCAGCTGCGGTAAGGGCAATAAGAAGGACTTCATCTAAGTTAAGAGATTTCTTGGGGATTGCGTATGCGGCAATAGCTACCATAATACCTTCAACAATGTATTTAACAGCTCTGCGCATTAATTCGCCTAAATCTAATGAATTCATTAATCGTTGAAACATTATTTATATTAATAAAGTAGAAAAAAAATAAATACGAATTAAATTAATATTGTAAAAAAAAAACTTAAATAACATTGTAATATTTATTAATATAAATGGAACAGTCTGATAATTTCGTTAAACAAAAAAAATCTAACGGGTCGCCTAACCCTATATATGTTGATTTATTGGAAGAAGATAGACCTATTTCTGGACAAAAATTTGCATGTATTTCTTTTGTTTCACCTGAAAAAGTATTAAAAGAAAAGAAGCATTTTTATTTTGAAGAATTTTTAAAAGATTTTGATATTACTAAATCAACTGAAAAATTTACACAATTTTTGAATTTTATAGGTTATAAGTATGACCTTAAATTTGAAGATTTAACTAGTGATTTGAATGAATTTCTTAAAAGTGAAGCAGATGATATAAATTCCACGTATGTTTCAAACGCCTACAAAAATTTTGTAGATGCAAATGAAGAAAGATTAGACGAAGAATTTTCTAATGCACACCATTATCAAACAAATACTAGAGGTATTAAAATTAGAGGAGTTTATTCTAGTCAGGGCGAAGCTGAACTACGCTGTAAGTTATTGCGAGAGGTAGACCCGAATCATGATGTTTATGTAGGACCGGTTGGTATGTGGATGCCATGGGAACCAGAAGCTTATAAGACAGGTCGTGTAGAATATTTGGAAGAGCAATTGAATCAGTTAATGAGTGAGAAAATTAAGAATGAAGAATATGCTAAAATGGAATTTGAAAAGAGAGTTCGTGAAGCTAAGGAAGATGCAATTAAAGAAAATATTAAGATGGCTAGAGAAACAGGTAATAAGTTAACACAAAATATTGATGAAAACGGTAATTTAGTAGGTGTAAATAATACAATTGAAGAGACTTTGGGATTAAAAGAAGAGATTACTACGGCGGATATTCAAAAGGAATTATTTGAAGGTGAAAATATTGTTATTCCAAGTAGAGATAAGGGTCCTAGAAAGTTTAACGCTGATGGTGAACGCGATTAAATAATTTTATATATTTTTATTTTTTATATTTTTCTGAGTAAAAAATATAAAAAAATCATACTTAAAAAAAGAATAATATTAAAAGATATAATGGTTGAAAGTTATCGCGTTTGTGCAGTTTTTTCTTTAAAGGATAATGAATGTAAAAATAAATTCATTGAATGGTGTAATGGTGATAATGGATTAAAAGTTACTAGAAATTGGGAAGGTTGTCAAACGTTAGAAATGTATGAAGCTAGTGAAAATTCAAATAAAATTATTATTTGGCAGAAATGGGATAATAAACAAGCACAACAATCTTATATTAAACATAGGTATGACGATGGAACGTTTGATCTATTGACACCATTAATGTCTGCACCGCCAGATATTAATCCAATAAAAGAAATGATAATGAAAACAGATAAAGAATTAGTTGAAGATGTTATTAAGAATATGTGTAGTACAGACTATAATACAGTTATCAGCCATATGCATGAAAATTGTTTAATAATACGACCAAGTGGAAATCCTTTAGATGTTAATGGTTATAAGAATATGATGACGAGTGATGATGTTTCAGTAGAATTAAATGAATTTATTTCTATTAATAAGTTGGAAATACATGGGGATATGGCATTTGTTTGCTATACGAGTCATGGTAAATTTAATTATAAAGGAACTGAAAATGATGATTTTGCGGTATTTACAAGTATACTTAAAAAAATTGAGGGAAAATGGGTTGTTATTCATGGACAACGTTCAAAGGGTCGAAATATGGGTGGCTATTATGGTAATCCCCCAAAATTTTAATTTTATTTTTTTTTATATTTTTATTTTTAAATATAAAAAACTACCATTTATTCTTTTTTACATTAATTCTAGGACCTTTATGTCCCATTTTAGGGTCGTATTCATCATCATCATCATCATCGGAATTAAGGTCTTTTGACATTTCCCAAAATTCTTTTGAACCTAATCTAAAATTATTATGAGCGGATGCTTTATACCAAAAAATTTGGTCTCCTAATTTATTTGATTTTGCATTATTAGCAATAACTAAACATTCATAATTTTCAGTACATTGGTCCATAACTTGACAAAAAGATTCAAACGTGGTAAACATACCTGCATAATTCTCATAAATACGTTTGCGATTTGTGATATATGGTTCTCGTAATATAAAAGTATAATCAATGTTTGTTCTTAAATTAGGAGGGACACCTAGAGGATATTGCATTGTAATTACTAACATAATTTTCCAATGACGACCATTCATAAAAAGTAAACGCATAACTTTCTCTCTAGACCATGAATTATCATATAGACAATCATCCAAAATGACAAATGCTCTTGCATCAATATTAGATTTACCATAAGCTTGTGTTTCTTTTTTAATTTGTTTAAGAACAATTTTTTGTCTTTTTAGAATATTTTCAATTATAGCACTATTGTATTCATCATGAATAAACAATTTAGGGACAAGCTTACCATAAAAACCATTACCAGCTTCAGTTCCCGAAATAACAGTTCCAATTGGAATATCTTGATGATAATATAATAAGTCTTTTACTAAAAAACTTTTACCTGTATCACGACGACCGATTAATACAATAACGGGACCTTGTGTTGAATTTGGGTCAAAACTAATTTTTCGCATATCAAATTTTTTTAAATCAAGATTCATTGTATATTTAAGAAAGAGTTAATAAATCATAAAAAAATACGCGAAAAATTTCAAAAAAATAAAAATTTCAAAAAAATATAAGTTAAAAACAAAAAATAATATTGATTCAATAACACATAATGTCTCTTTTTGATATTTATTATAAAAAAAATGATAATTCCAAATTATTTAGCTATTTATCTGAAAAGTCGAAAAATAAAATAAAAAATATAAAAAATTTTATTCCACTTTATTCAAGATTTTTTTCATTAACCGAATCTAATTATGATAAAATAAATTTAAATCATAAATATCATATTCATGATATTAAAAGTGAAGATAGTGAAAACAATACTTTTACGGTTTATTTATTTGATAATAGTAAAAATAAAATATTAAAACAATCATTTTTCAAATTTTCACCTTTATTAAATGTAACTAAATTCTTAGCAGGAAAATATAAAGATATTTCTGAAAATATAATTAGAACTCTTCCTAAACTTAAATCAAGTGAAGATATTATTAAAAAAATTGAATGCTGTAATAATTGTGCATATACTGATTCATTTTTTTCATATTTATCAAGTAAGTTATTACATCATTATAAATTTCCACACGGAGTTGATTTTTATGGTTCATTTTTAGGTATACAAGAAAAATTTAAAATAGATATTACAGATGATTTGGAATATTTATATGATTACGATTTTTTTCATGATAATCAAAATGTTTTATTTGAAACAGACGTTATTGATGAAGCTATGTTAGATGATGACACAAGAAAAAATCGTATTAAAATAAAAATTAATGGAAAAGAAAAACTTACGATAGACAATATGAATAATAAAATATATGAAGATGTATTTGAAGAATTAACTATTGAAAATATAAACAAATTAAACAATAAAAAATTAAATGATATATCATTAAATAATAATATAGATTATCTAAGAAAAGCTGTATTAGATAATAAATCGGAAAATAATAAAACAAATAGTGAATGTTCATCGCGAGTATCCAATACTGATAATGAAGATAGCGAAGAAGATAGCGAAGAAGATAGCGAAGAAGATAGCGAAGAAGATAGCGAAGAAGAT